TTACATCAGGAAGGTTTGTTGACCGTGTGAAGTGGGATGAGGCAACACTGCGTTGATATGTCCCGGTTTCATAATTGAGCCGTCGAATGACTCCATCGTCTTAAAGGTATGTCCGCAGTTGATGTTCTGACACTGATTGTATCGCTCTTTGGTGTTCTCACTCAGGTAACGGCTGGAACGTGTGTGTGCTGCGTGTTTGCAAATGGGACAATGGAACATGATCATCACCTCAATGAATCGCCTTAATATGCAGCAATTCTAGCCACTAAACACATATAAAACAATTAGTTAATCAGATAAATCATTCTTCCTCTTCGCTCTCATACTCGACATCTGAAAGCCGCACCTCAAGCTCTAGGGACGTCGTGTAACCGTTATTACTGAGTGAATGCACCACCTTAGTGATCACCCACGCCTGATCGTCTATGACGCGCTTAAACCCGCTGACGGTAACCGGCATTTCAGGGAATAAATCGGCGCGCCCCATCGCCAGCGTTAGCGAGAATTCCGCCACGCCCCGTTGTAATTTGTCCCACTTCGCCGCAGCTGCGCGCATGGCCTGCGCCTTACTGGCGTAAGTGGTGGTCAGCGCAAAAACGTTATCCGCTTCACCGGCTATATATTCGCCTTCTTTGGCTTCGGGCGTTTTAGCGACGGTGGTGGCTTTCACCGGCTTGGCTTTGGGATGTTGCAGCGCGCGCAGATGCTGCACCTTGGGTTTGCGTTTAATTTTAACCTTCTGCTTTTTCGGCTTGGGGTCTTTGGTATGCAGCCATTTCGCCGTAACGCCGGTATATGCACCCCGGTCAGCAATGGCAAACTGATGCCGGTCACCGTCGGCGCGCTCAATGGTCATCGCCGGAATGGCTTTACCGCTGGCGGTGGTGGCGTTCCCGGCTTTGAGAAATAACAGCTTACCGGCTTTTATCGACACATCGGCTCCGTTGCGCGTAGCGAGCCGGGTTAAAAACTTGGCATCAGACTCCTGCGACTGGTCAATGTGAGGGACAGGGATTGCGGCCAGTGGCGCGGCAACGCTTGCAGTCAGGTTGTTACGTGTGGCCACCTGCGCCACCACCTGACCGAGCGTGGTGTCATGGTAAGACATTTCACGGCGTGAATTGAGCGTTCCGCGAAAGTCTGCGCTGCGCGCCCGGATGGTCAGCGTATCCGGCGCGCCCCGGTGCTCTACCTCATCAACCGTAAAGCTCCCCTTGCCTATGAGCGCCGAACCCTGCCAGCCTAAAAACAGCGAAAGCACCGCACCGCGCCTCGGCATTTCCACCTGACCGTCGCTGTCGTCCAGCTCAATGTCGAGCTGGTCGGCCTCAAACCCTCTGTTATCCGTGAGCGTCAGGGATAACAGCCGGGTACTGATATCTTTCGTGATGTCATGACCCGCCTGCGTCAGCATAAACGCCGGTGCCACTTTCGCCCCGGCATCAAGTGTCATACCGGTGATCATGACCATACCCCCGGCACCATTGAACTGGCTTTGTTCAGCAACCCGTTAGCCTGCGTCTGCAAATCACCAAACATCGCCGTCAGAGACTCATCCACGCGGGTCAGGGTCAGGGAAAACTCGATGCTGCGCGCGCTGCCGTCAGAAAAAAACTCAGTGTGCGTTTCGCTGATGCTGTTCACCACAAACATACCGTAAATGGTGCCGGTTCCCTCCAGCAGCGGCCACGCTTTACCCTCGTCGGCCATGAGGTGTAACGCCAGCAGGGAAATGCGCCCGCCGGTAATTTCCGGCATCAGCACCCCTGACAGGGTAATTTTTTCCTCATTCACACCGAGAAATTGCAGCGCGGGACGCTGGCCAACACGGCTATTTGACGGCCAGCGGTAATCAACATTGCGTTGCAGGCTCTGATAAGGGACGGTCTGAAGCTGAAACACAAATAATCCGAGCGTTAACATCATGCGTAAAATCCTCTTAATCATGCCCCATGCGGGCGCGAGCCTCAGCGCGGCGCTGCCTTTCCCGTGCGTCCAGTGCGTCAATCACTTGGCGGCTGGTATCCTGTGCGCCCATACCGGCACCGACGGAAATCTGATAACTGTTTTTGCTGTTGTCGGTGTAAGAACGTCCACCACCCGCCGACACCGGCACGTAACCGTAACTGAATCCAAAATTACCGCCCGGCGGCTGATACTCCGCCGCATTACCGGCATCAGATTTTGAACGCTGCTCCGCTTTGTCAGCGTTTTTGTCGAGGTCGTCAGACTCTTTCTTGACTACGCCGAGTTTTTCCAGCAGCCAAACCACGCCCCTACGCAGCTTATTGGCTACCTGCAATGGTGCGGTAAGTGCATTTGCCACAGCATGACCAAACGACACCCCCGCATCTTTACAACTATCGAGGGTTTCCTTGGTTGATTTCACTGGTTGAATCAGGTCTTTAAACCACTGCCACACGATCTTGAGCTTATCCCCAAGCCATTCAAAGACCGGCTTCAACGGCGCAAACATTTCTTTCACCGGCTCAAACGCAATACCCAACCCTTCAATCACGCCGGAGAAAAAGGCGCTGATGGGCTCCCAGTATTTGCGGATAAGCAGCGCACCGGCGACGATGGCCACCCCAATGGCCACAATCGGCCACGTCAGCCCGCCGATCACCGTCGCAATCGCGCCGCCTGCGATACTCAGCGCCGACCATAAACCGGTAGCCGCCGCCACAATCATGTTTATGCCCCCGATAACCGGCCCCGCTATCAGCCCAATCACCCCCAGCGCCCCGACCAGCATCACCGCGCCACCGGCAATTTTCGCCAGTGTCGTGGCCAGCGCCTCATTATCAACAATCCATTTATCCAGCCTCAGCACATACTTTGTGGCCGTTTGGGTCAGGCTGCGCAGCGATGCCTCCTGCTGGTCATAAATATCGGTGCCGACGGCCTCATACGCCGACTGAAACTCTTTAAAGTCGCCGCCGAGATTGTTTTGCATAATCTCGACCAGCTCCGCCGTTTTTCCGTCTGACGTCCGCAGGGCTTGGGTCAGCGCGTCGAGCTTGCCCGATGAGGCGTCATTCATCAGCACCGCCGCCGCAGAGCTGGCCTCTTCACCAAAAATGGCTTTCATGTACTGCGCTTTCTGCGCCGTGCCGAGATTATTTTTTTTAAAGCTCTTTTGCATTTCTTTCAGGATGGTAAATATCGGCCTGAAATCCCCCTTGCGGTCAGCCGTTTTAACGCCAAGCTCATCCAGCGCGGTGGCGGCGGCGCCTGTCGGAGCCTGTAAACGGGTGATCAGCGCCCGGCTCCCCGTACCTGCCATTGACCCCGTGATTTTCGCATCGGCCAGCGCGCCGACCATCGCGGCGGTTTGCTCCACGCTGACCCCGGCATTTTTAGCCACAGGTGCCGCATAGGTCAGTGCGTCGCTCATGCCCGCAAAGTCAGCGGCGCTTTTATTCATGGTGGTAGAAAGCACGTCACCAATATGCGCAACCTTGTCATCCGCCAGACCAAAAGCCGATTTCACCCCCATCAGCAAACTGGCGTTGTCTTCCATGCTCTGTCTATTGGCCAGCGACAAATTCAGGATGGTCGGCGTGGCCGCCAGAATGCCGTCTTTATCCGCGCCTGATTTGGCGACGATGATTTGCGCGGCGGCGGCATCATCTGCCGAGGCGGCGGTGTTATCACCCAACTGACGCGCCTGCTTACGCAGACTCAGCATATCGGCGGAGTCCTTCTCCAGACCGAGAACCGCCTGAAGCTCTGAGTTTTTCAGCGAAAAGTCATAGCCCGGCTTCAGTGCCGCGCCACCCGCAACCGTTCCGGCCGCAGCCACGCCGACACCGCGCGCCCCGGCGGTGGTCACGCTGCCCGCAAGCTGTTTACCGGACTGATACCGCTGCCTGACGGCGTTGAGTCTGGCCTGCTGCGCGCTGACGCGAGCCAGTGAATCCCGCTGGCGGTTGAGCTGCGCGGTGGTTTCACTGATTGAGCTTTTCAGACGGCGTTCAGATTCTGACAGCGAGCGCGTACTGATACCGGCCTCTGACAGCGCCTGACGCTGGCGTTGCACGGACAGGCGCAGGCCGTTGTATTTGAGTTGCAGGTCAGACGCGGCACGTTTGGCCTCCTCCATTGCCTTAGCCTGCGCCCGCGTCGGATTGGTGGTGTTTTTGAACTGGATCGCCAGCGCGGCGGCTTCCTGCTTTGCGTTTTTGAGTGACTGGCCGGTGACCGCAAGCTGCGCGCTGGTTTTACGAAACCCCTCAATCTGACCAGCCTGAGCGTTGAGCTGCTTAATGGTGTTTTGGGTACTTCGGATATCCTGAGACAGCGATTTACTCGCTGTCTGGATGGATTTAAACGGGCGGCTGGCTTGGTCAACGGCTTTGAGTAAAACCTGTAAGGTGACGTTATTGCTCATTGGCGTGTCCACTTCGTTCGAGCGCTTTTCCGCGCCATATGACGAGCTCGGTCAGGCTCATCGGATAGAGCTCCGACGGTGGCCAGTGAAAGACCACCGCCACGTCGGCCATCAGGTCATCTACTGACAGCCGGGGTGGAAAAATCAGCTCTCCGAATTCGGCACTAAAAAACCAATCACCTTGCCCGCTAAACTGATCATGTCCGGTAATGACAGCGCGGCGCACTCTTCTTTCGTCAGATTCGGATAGGTGATGCGGGGCAACACGACCAGCAGCGCATCGACGTTTGAGCTGGCCACGTCAGCCAGACTGACCCCGCGCAGCGCTCCCGCATTCGGGCAGATCACATTGACTTCGCTAATGACGGTTTCACCGCGTTTAATGGGCGTATTGAGCGTCACGATATTCTGGTTTTCCGGGGTAATTTCTTTCTTTTTCATGAGTGATTTCCGTTGGATTAGGTGAATGTGGCCAGCGCGCTGGCCACACAAAAATTACAGGCCGATATTGCGGCGGTGTTTTTCCAGCATGTCCGTGCCGTTGACGATTTCGACCATGTTCACGGTGTCGATTTCAATCAGGGTGCTCCCGTCAATCACCAGCTTGTAATAGCTGCACTGCGTGGTGATTTTGCTTTCGGTGTCTTCGCCCTGTTTCATGTCGCCGGTGTCGATTTCTTTGTGGCGACCCCGCATGACGATTTCCACGGCGGAGGTGTCGCCGGTGTCGTCGCGCTGGAAAGAACCGGCAAAACGCAGCGGCACATCAGCCGCACCGGAGGCGGCATACTGCGCCCACAGGGCATTGTCCGGGAGCCCGCCCATTGACCACTCAACGGTCAGCGCGTCATCGTCCAGACCAAAATCCACCGCTGCCGAGCCGTTCATGCCGCCGCCGCGATAGTTCTCCAGCTTGCGGGTCAGCTTCGGCAACGTGACCGACTGCACGACGCCCATGTAACTCAGACCGTCGTTAAACAGGTTGAGGTATTTCAGTTTGCGAGGAAGTGCCATGATGAATGCCCTTAGCTGTTAATAGATGCGGCCAGATTGACGAGGTAGGTGTCAGTGATGCGCTGACGCAGGGTCAGGCTTTCCAGCGGCGGCACCGGCGTGTAGTCATAATCAACGTAAAGTTTCCCGGCTTTCAGGGTCTCTTTGTCGTTCGCCGATTCATCAAACCAGCAATTGCCGTCAATGATGTAGCCGTTCGATTTGAGCTCACGGAATTTGGCGTTGATGCCGTCGATGATGTCGCGGATAAGCGTTGCGGTCATCGGCTTATCCACCGCCCACATATGCGCCTCGGCCATCGTGTCAGCCAGAACCTGCGCGGTGCGGGTGTAGTTCTCAAACTGGAAAAGCGGGTCATCAGAACAGGTGCGGTTCCCCCAAAAGCGGAAGCCGTCTTTACGCACCAGCGTTGTAACACCGGCCTCATTGAGCAGGTCAGCATCAGTACCCGCTGCCTGCAAATCCCAAAACACCGAGGCACTGATACCGGTCACGCCGTTAACACCAACGTTTGACAGAGTTTTATGCCAGCCGGTGTCTTGGTCGATTTTAGCGCGCAGACCTAGCGCGCGCGCCGTGGCGTAAGCGGTAGAGCTGGCGTTTGCCGTGGTGTCCCAAGAAATAAAATCAGGCCAGATAAGCATCAGTTCACGCTGGCTGAAATTGTCACGGTACTTAATGGCATCAGAGAGAGTTTTGCATTCCCACGCGCTGATATAACCGAACGCGCGCAGCGACTGACAGACCGTGGCCAGCGCCGTGGCGACTTCCTGCGGATCCAGCCCCGGCACACCGAGAATACGCGGTTTTACACCGGTGGCCGCTTCGGCGGTGAGCAGGGCTTTCATGCCGGTGTAATGGCCGTTCTCATCAGCGCCGCCGATGATATTAGAAAGGGTTTCGGCTGCGGCGGCTTTCTCGTCTTCGTTTTCTGACTCAGCCACGCGCACCACCACGGTGACCGGTTTGCACTGGTCGCCAATGGCCGTCAGCGCCGGTAACAGGGTGCCGGTTTTTCCCGCCTTGCCCTGCGCGGCGATCACATCGGTGATTAACACCGGCGTGTTCAGCGGAAAGACTTTTTCATCAGCATCATTGGCCGTGCAGACCATGCCAATAATGGCGGTGGATACGGTGGTAATGACGCGCGTTCCGTCGTTAATTTCGACGACCTGCACGCCGTGGTGAAAATCACTCATCGGGTTAACTCCGTTAAAATAGGCAACGTCATTTTGTTGTTTAACGGCGGTCAGGGCGAGCGGTGCACGTTGGGAGGTTAAGGGTACAACAGGCGTAAAAAAGCCCCTTTCGGGGCGATGTTCAAACTCAATTGCGAAACATATAATCAGGCGTTTTCCAGCCCCAGTTTTTCGGCCAGACGATGCAGGGCGCACACTGACATCACCTCTTCAGCAGACTGTGAAAACGCTGCCCAGTTCTCCGCCAGAAACCCCGCGATCATTTCCTTTTCCTGTTGTGTAAGTTCCATTTAAATTCTCCGTAAAATTTTTCCGATATCCTTCGCCATTTCTGACAAGCTATCAAATAGTTATCACAGATCGTTTAAACGAAACCGATCGGTATGGCCGATCAATTCATTAAGTGTAAGTGATTTGATCATATCGATATTTCCGATGCGTTTTAGCCGGGTTGTTCTGGCCAGACGATATCAGGGGCGATGGTTAAATCCAGCCGGTTAAGGGCGACCCGGTAAGTTTTCCATGCTTTGAGCTGTCGCAGTTCAGCTTCTGTGGCGTCATCAATATCTACAGCATCCTGTAACGGCGTAATGGCGATGGCCGCTTTGCTCAGCAAATCATTTCTTTTCTGCTCAGCCACTTCTGACGCTACCGGCTCAAACTTAATAAACTGACCGTTCTGATAACTGTATGTGCTTTGCCCAATATCGGCGGGTAAATCTGTATCCGCCACTTCATAAACGCTCACACCTTCGCAGAGTGTGAGAAAGTTTGGATTTTCCGCCCACGTGGTAATAAATCCATCCGGCCCCACTGCAATAAAACTATTCTCCCCTTTCCACTTTTCATCGCGCAGGGTGTACCAGTCATTACCGTTTTCATCTTCAAAATAAAGCACGGGCAGCGGCAAACCATCCTCTAAAACCTGTCGGGTCATTTTGATATTTTTGAATGCAATCATCTTAGTTACCCACCTGTCGCCAGCTTCCGCTCGCCGTTCGTACCATTAAAGCCCGATAGTATTTCCCCATCACGCGGGAATCCCCCAAATCAGGCCGGATGCTTAAGCCCGTCATAAAGCAACCGGTAGGCGCTTCCCAAACCGTTTGTGTTGCCCAGCCCGCATTCTCCAGCGCCTGACTGCCGCGCTGGACGTCATAAATAAAACGCGAATCTGACCAGTCACGAGTTGCCAAAACAACAACGGCATTGCTGCTCTGGTGACGCATATAAGGATCGGCAACGCTGCCAGACACAAATCCCGCATACGTTGCGCCATCACGCATCAAAAACCTGTCATTGGTTTCAGTTTTCGTATAGGAATCGCGCTGCGGTGGCGGGAAATTGGTGGTGTAAACCTCCCCCATATCAGAGGCATCTACCTGAATTTTGACCTTTGAACCCGTCCAGCCGATATAAACTTTATTAGTCTGCATACCGACACCGCCGCCCTGCTGAACGGCGGCGAAATTCCCGACATTCCCTAATCCGACACTCGAATTATTGAGGCTGATATCTTTCGTACCATCAAACGCCACACCGGCAATTTTTCGCGCCGTGGCTAATTTAGTTGCCGCCGCCGCAGTGCCAGCGGCAGGAAGTGCGCCAACGTCGGCGGCAGTGGGTTTATTATTTGGACTGTATACCTCGACCCATGCAGACCACGGACCATCTGCGCCGTTCCATGCGCCGGTAGCTGCTCGGGTAAACTGTCGGCCATTATTGTTAAAGGCTATCTGCTGTGTCGCATTCGGACCCCACGTCACGAAAATGACACCAACAAAACCGTTCATCGGATAGCCTTTTTCCGTGGTCGCTGCTGCTGCGCCCGGCACGCCATAATGTCCAAACATTGCACTGCCGCGAAGAGTGTTTGGGGAGTCTGTCGCGGTTAAATTCGGGCGGATTTTAAAGGCCGTCGCCACCTCATCCGCCAGCGCCTTTTCACTGGCGGCGCTTTGCGCGGCCGTCCACGCGCCCACGTCGGCAGCGGTGGGTTTGTTATTCGCGCTGTACGTTGGCACCCACTCTTTCCAAGGACCATCTACGCCGTTCCAGTCAGCGGACAATCCGCGATTCCAGATATTGCCCGTAAACGTGACGTACATCTGCTGACAGCCGTAGGCGCTCGGCGTGACATACAGCGTGCCTGCGATGCCCTGCGGATAGTGCAGCGCCGCCGTGGCGTTGGCATTTTTAGGCTGCGCGTACAGGGCGGCACTTCCGGCTCCGCTGGCAAAGCCCAGAGTATTGATATCCGTTGTTGTCAGGATGGCCGAAGGTACCGTGACGGAATTCACCGCGCTGACTTGCACCCAGTCACGCCATGGCCCGTCAGTCCCATTCCACGAAGCATTTAACGCCCGAGTCCACACCATGCCGGTGTTTTGGACGGTATAACGCTGCAATACACCGCCTGTCCATGACGCAGGCATGACTTCAAGTACCCCCGCAGCCTGTGAGCCTGCGGGATAGCCATTGGCGACGGTGGCACTGGCTCCTGTGCTTTGCACATAAAGACCAATTTTTTCCAGATTAAGCGTGTTGATGTTGGTCGCGCCCAAGACCGTCGGGATAACGGGCAGCGCCCCAACATCCGCAGCGGTGAGAGTCTGGTCTGCGCTTAACGCCTTGCCGTTAATTTTACGGGTGGAAGGCACGCGGGTGTTGGCATTGTCATTGGCCGCTTTCACTGCCTTTGGCGTCGCCGCCAGCGTTTCGCTGGTACTGCTGACCGAGCTGTTAAGCTGCACAAAACCTTTTGCCGTCAGCGTTCCATCCGGATGATTACGGGATTTCTCATGTTCGGACAGTTTATCGTCCACATAATCTTTTGTGGCCATCACCGTCGAGCCGTCAATACTCAGCGCGATTGACTCAATTTCACTGACGATGAGCACCATCCGCAATGTCTGCAACCGGCCTGACCCTTCCTCCAGCTTAGGTTTATAACTTTCCGCCATATTGCTGACAGCAACCAACACACCATCAGCATCGTATAAGCCCATTTCACGCATCCAGAAGCCGCCGACGTCAGGCTGGATCACCAGCTCGGCCACCAGATAATGACTGTTCTTGGCATCGATGCTTAGCCGGTTGAGATTGGCGCGATAAACCTCATTAACCAGCTTGGTTTGTTTTGGGTCAGGCGTCGGGAGTTTTCCGCCCCCGTCACCGACGGCCATACGTGTGATTTTGACCTGCGTTCCGCCTGCCGTGGCGGCGACAATTTTGGCCGCTCCGGCGGTGGTCAGTAATGCTTTATAAGTCGCCATAAGTTTTCCTCTGCTTAGGCCGGATAAACGGTGATGACGTCGCCGTCGTAAGAAAGCGCGCCGACAAAAATGTGTCCGGGGATATCCTGAATGATGGTCAGCGTCTCAAGGTGGCGGCTGGCGGGTTTCGCATCCGCAATGAGCCGCTCCATTTCCTGATGCATTTCTTCGGTGATGCCGCTTTCCAGCACACCAATATCGAGGCGAAACGTGCCGGGCGGGCTGTTGGTTTCCCACCATTCAGAAATTTTGATGACGTACCCCAGCGGCTCAACCACCCGGCGGATCGCGCTGATGGTGCCTTTATGGGTATGGATGAAATAAGCCGACTGGATCACCCCGCGTTTCGTTGCCTCCGGCCAGCGTTCGTCCCACCGGTCAACCGAAAAAGCCCAAGCCAGATAGGGTAAGAACTTCGCCGGACAGGTCTGCGGGTTCCATAAATCACGCAACGGCACAGGAACAGCGGTCAGCTCGGCGCAGGCCGCTGCGGCGGCAACCTCCAGCGGAGAAGAACCCACAGGTAACAGGCGCACATTACTCATCGGTGCCTCCGATGGTGATTGAGGACTCAGTGCAATATGAAGCCTGTGTGTCATCCAGTACGAGATCGGCCAGCGGCTGCGTGAGTTCGACCCGCTGAACACCTTCAACATGCAACGCGGCATAGATAGCGGAGAGGCGAATATCTCGCCCCAGCCGGTGCTGTGCCAGCGTGTAGGCGTTGAGCTTATCCACTGCGGCCAGCCTGACGGGCTCTAATTCCGGTCCCGGATAAACATAGAGCTTAGCGGCAATCTGATAAGGGATAATCTGCGCTGACTGCACCGTCACGCGGTCAGCCACCGGGCGCACGTCCTCAGCATTGAGCGCGGTATTTACAATCCCGATAAGCTCCGCGCTGGCCGTGCCGTCACCCTCACGCGAAAGCACGGAAATAGTCACATTGGCCGGTGCCGGGCTAATCACTGACACATCCGCCACCCGGCCATCAGCGCTGCGGCCATGAAACTGATAAGCGCCGGTTGATCCGGCCACGCTCAGCCCTTCAAAAGCCTGCTGAATGCGCACGCGGAAATCCCCGTCACTTTCCAGCACCTCAGCCACCGGCGGCAAAACGGAATCATCAGCCTCAGTGATAACCAGACGCGTAACGTTATAATTTGCACCGAGCTGGTCGAGATCAGCGCCGGTGGCGTAGGCCAGCATATTGGCGCGCGCCGCCTCGTTGACACGCTGACGCAAAATCACCTCACGGTAAGCGTTCTCCTGTAACAACTTAACGATGGGCTCAGATTCCAGCGCCAAGGTGCGGGCAACGGCCTCGCGTTCGCTCTCGTCATACAGTGACAGTAACGTGGCTTTGCGTTCTTCAAACAGGGTTTCGTAGTCCAGTTCCTCCACCACATCCGGCGCGGGGAGCTGGCTTAAATCAATAAGTGCCATAGCGTTAACTCAGTGAGAGGGAAGAGGAGAAACTGCCGGGGGTATCGGTTCGGTTACCCGTGATATTGACCACCATCGCGCCGTCAAAAGTCGAATCAAAGGTGATGCCCTTCAGACTGATGCGCGGTTCCCATTTGAGGATCGCGGAATAACACGCGGCCATGATTTGCAGGCGGAGCGCGGCGTTTTGCGGTTGGTCAGTCAGTTCGGAAAGCAACGAGCCGTAATCACGGCGCATAACCCGCGAACCTACCGGCGTTCTCAGAATATCGCTCACCGACTGGTTAATGTGTGCCATGTCCTCAACAAAGCGCCCGGAATGGCGGGACATGCCGAGATACCTCGCATTACTCATTATCAAAACCTCAGCTATCAATTCGGTTTACCGGTATTACCGCCGCCGGTCTGAACGCCACCATGTGTATGGGTATCTACCTGCACACCGTTGGAGGTAAACGCGCCGCCGGTGTGCGCAATATTGCCTTTCATCGCACCGCCTTTTTTCACCTCTAATGAGCCGGTAGTCAGCTTGTTGGTACATACCACCTCCGGCGTATCGAGCGTGATTTTCCCGCTGGCCGTCACCGTCACATTAGGGGCGGTAGCCTGAATAGATTTTGTGGCGGATACATCAGCGGTCTGAATACCACTCACCGTCAGCGCACCGCTGGCCGGTTCATACCGGAATTGAGCGCCGTCAGAAAAGCTGACGTGATACGCCTCTGCGGATACGGACGGTGCGGGAAAGTCATCGCTGTAAATGCCCGGCAAAACAAACCCAGTATCGAGCTCACCACCAATGGAAAGCAGCAAAACCTGCTCACCCACGGAAGGAGCCCACCAAGTCCGCGCACCACCGGCGCGGGATGTCAGCCAGTGCAGCCAGTCCGTCATCAGTTCGCCGGACTGGACGCGGCAGACACCCAGCGTTGTATTCACTTCGGCAACTACGCCAATGCGGATAATGTCGCGCACGGCGCGGGAAAGTTCGGAAAGTGTTTCGTGTGTATTCATGAAGAGAAGGATGCCGCCAGAGTTAACTGGCGGCAATAATCGGAGGTTGGGCAATCAAAGATACAACAGGGTGAATTTTATCTAGCGTTTAAACAGTGATTAAGAATTAGCAGTTGTATCAATAGATATTTTATCTAATCCAGCACTATTTTCTGCATCTTCAATCCTTCTTTCATGGATTTTATTGATCAGCAGGTCTACAAATTCATCTAATTGCTCATTTAATGGTTTTGTAACGTCCAATGTAAAACCACCTACTTTGTTTGTATTATCAAACATCCCTGCTGGGGCATCGGTATATCTAAGAGGGATGACTGAGTTACTACCAAATCTGGCCTCGAAATTATCTCCTTCGAACTTACACCAGATACGGTTAGGGTAATCCTTACTTAAAAATGGTATTACATATACAGACTCACTTCTATATATAGGCGCCAAATAACTTTCTACATCCTGTGAAAGAATTCTTGCTTGCTCATTATTGTCGTAAAAAACGGATATTTCATTCTCGGAAAGTTTTTCATGTATGTACTTTGCGTCGGCTCTATTAGCACCGGCGAATGATAATGCATAATCATATAGTGGTTTAAAATCGAAGGAGAAAAACCCAATTTTCCTAGCTAGTTTACTCCAAAGAATATTTGACAGATAAAATGAAAATTTTGGATCTTCAATAGATACTTCTGATGTGTCGGAATTAAAATAAATGACCGTTGAGAAACGAGGCTCACTCTCAAAGTGAGAATTCAAATGCCCTTTTGATAGTATCTGTCCAACGCTGTTCTTATGCGTCGTGTTGTGCATTAATGCCTCTTGAAGATTAATTGACCAATCATCGGCTAATGCTAACCAGTACAACACATGGAGATAGGGTGCCCTACTTCCTTTTTTTACACGTTGTCCTTTAACAAAACTAGTAACAATATCTGAATAACTTAAATCCAAATCAGCTAAAACAGTTTCCTTTAAGGACTCATAACTCACAGATGTAGTAATAGTATCATCACAACTCTCTAGGATATCGCTTGATAAACAGGCATGGTGCGCAAGCATTTGTGCAATATGGAAAGAGCCTCGAGAATCTTTAACAATATCTTCTTTAATATTAAGAGAGAAGTTTAATGCAGTTTCACCTTTGGATATTAATTCTCTAACTTTCTCTTCAGGATTAGATTCAAATTTTATTATTGAGATCCTATTTCGCAAATCGGTCGAAAACTCCATGAGAGATTTGCCAGTTTTATTGATGCCAATAATTATGAGCTTTGAATCTTCACTTTCCTCATCGGCTAAGGTTTTCAGAAGATCTGAAAATCTACTTTTGAGTTCACCATCTAATTTATGGAAGTCGTCGATAATAACCCCACCGAATGACTCGCTGACTAATATTTTTTCAATCGCCTCCTTATCTTTAGACTTCCTTCCCGACAGAACTGTAAAGGGTTTATCAATTTCTAATTTATTTATTATGTTTAGTACACAAGTTGTCTTGCCGATTCCTGATGGCCCCTCAATAATGACACCACGACCTTTAGTTCTTATCGAAACTAGAAGTTGCTTGTACTCATTAGGCTCAACGAATGTAAAAGTTGGAGCTCCAGATAATTTAAATACTTCTTCTAAAGCAGTTTTAGTAGCCATTATTTTCCTTTATTATTGCTTATTGGCGAATACCTTATCAGAACCTTAACAGTGTGATACAGTTCAGACAACCTGTCGACATTTAACTATTTAATAATTAAAATCAACCAGTTAGAAAAAACTTGCAATGTAAATAATAAGGCTAGTTAATTAGATGTAATAAAATGGTCTCTTCGACACTCGATATATCTGTAGAGCTAAACCCTAACAATGAACGGGTTTCGTATCGCACCGGCTGGCTGTAGCGGTTGGGTTTGTCTTTTAGCCCCTCCTGATGGATTCGCGCAATCCTCTGAACCCTCCCCGCAAATTCGACTACCGCAGCCTCACTGGTGCCTTTCGTTTTGAGGTATCGTGCCGTACGCAATTTGGCGAACATTTCTCGCTTTACCCTGCCCCTTGACCCCCGGATAGGCTGACGCTTACGGGCTGCATACGGCGTACCGTCCGGTGCCTTTTGTTGCTTGATGCGCTGCTGCTGGCTGGCTCGCAGCTTTTTCGCTATTTCAGCGGCCATCTTGCGACGGCCAGCGGGGGACAGGCTGGCCAGCAATCCGGCGAGCTTATCGTCAAAGGGCTTGAGCTCATTCATCCCATTGACTCACCAGCTCGCCATGCACATACAGCTCCATTGGCCGGTGTACCGGCACCGGCAGCGGAGGCTCATCCAGTGGTGTAACCGTTAGCCTGCGGTCAGCTTCTTTGACGATGGTGCGCTCGGTCAGTTGCAGGCTTATGCGCACGTCTTTGCTGTCGTCGTTATTAATATCCGCTACGTAGGTGAAGCCGCGTTTTTTCCCTTCCTCTGTGGTCATGATGTCCGGCTGATGCTCCCGCAGCCACACGTTAACCGGCACAATCAGCAGGTTTAAATCCCCGGAGTAATCCGTGACGACAATATCCAGCGTGTAGCGGTTCTCAAACGATAACGACGTGGCCAGCGTGGCATTAATCGTGCCGCCATCAACAAACATGTGCAGCATGTCCGGGTTATCACGCAGCAACGGAACGGACTTAAAGATCGCGTTTTTCAGGCTGGCGGGCTTCAACATAATGGGACTCCTGACACTGTTTAACGGTCTCGACTTGCAGCGCACAATTCACCAGCGCGCTCTCCAGTTGGCGATTGTCTTCGCTTAAATCACCGTTCGTTTTCGGGGTACTTCCCGGCATCTGACAACTGCTGACTTTCGGACAGCCAACGTAAATAATCGCCGGGGTTGTCGAACGCGGGACGGGTGTGCAGCCGGATAATGTCATCAGGCAAAGGAGACTGAAACCAGCCGCGCAGTGCTTCATTTTCATTGAGTAACCTCGTGATCGTCTGATTCCGACGCGCGGCCAGCACACCCGCCGCATTAACCTGCTGACGGAGCACAACCAGCGCACGCTCATTACGCTGACCGCTGGCTTTCAGTTCACTGATGGCCAGCGCGCTGGCTTCCAGCGTCGTTGTTAAGTGCTGAATGTGCTGGTTTGCCGCTGCCACTTTCTGATTTGCTCCCCGCCACGCAAAGAGCGCACCTGCGAGCGTCAGCACTAATACCGTGATGATGTATTTCATGGCACCCCCTTCATGCAGTGTTTCAGCTCAACCGCCCGGCGGTTCTTGAGCCCCTTATTCCACACGCCATTGACGTACACCCAGCGGGGGAGCTGCTGGCAGGCTTGTGACCATTCACCGTGCCTGATGAAATAGGCCAGCGTGGATTTACACGCTGCCCCCGTGCCGACGTTAAACGCCAGACTGATCACGGCGTCATACACCGGCTGCGGCATGGTCACCGGCATGCATTTATCCACGGCGCGCTCCGTCATGATGATGTCAGCAATCAGATTACGGGCGGCGTCCTGCTGCGTAATGTTCTGCGCGGGCTTCACCCCCGCAGTGTGGCCGATGCCAGATGTCCAGACTCCGGCACTGCACTGGTACGGATTCAGGCGGCACCCTTCGAGGTTGGCGATAATGGCCAGCCCCTCGGCGGAGGTTTTGACAAACCGGTAATCAGGCATCAGCGCGGCGAGTGCCAACACGACGGCCACACTGCAACGTTTAACGATTGAGTTCATCGAAAACCCTCTGACTCAGGCCGTTACGCTCCAGCAATTTGTAGCTTTTGCGCCGGTAGTACCAGTTAACGAAAAACGTCCCCACGGCCACCGCAGCACCCACCAGAAAGGCGAAATCCTGCGGCGTCAGCGCGCCGATAAAAGCCAGCAATGCCGCGAGCCCATAGGCAAACATTGAAGATATTTTTTCCATCGTCAGTCCCATAGCTGGACGGTTTCAGAAGTGGAGGCGGTATCAACGTCTGGCAAAATCACGGTGGTGCCGTGCGGCAGGACTTCGCCTAATTCAGCCAGACCGGGATTCGCGGTAAGTACCGTCTCAACGACGCCCCCGGTTCGCCCGTAGTAGCGAAAACACAGGGCGTCCAGCGTGTCGCCCTGCTGTGCGATGACTTTCATCAGAGCTGGCTCACCATGCCGCGCGCCTGCCCCTGTAACCGGGACAAATGCCAGCGCATGTCACGCCACTGGTCATCTACCGACACCTCCAGCGCATCGGCTTTTTTGTCACCTTTCGCGCTGGCGTCATAGCTGCGGTAACGCTCATAAATCACGGCGGTGGTCATCGCACAGACCGCGCTCAGGTAGTGGAAACACTTCACGCTTTCCCCGTCGAGCGTTTCAGCGGGCACATCTGCCAGCGTTTTAAATCCCGCCTCGATCTGCGCCTCCCGGAAGAGATAAAGCTCAGCGTTGACCTCGGCCATTGCGGACTTAATCGCGGCGCGCAGTCTTTCATCCGTCACGACGTGACCGAGGCGGATACGTTCGCTCACCAGTTTTGGGTCAACGTCCGGGAAAAAGAACGTATTGGTGATAATGGGAATGACCGCCTGCTCTGGGGGGATCACTACGGTGGAGCTCGCCGCTGCTGCGGTCATGACAATATCCATGTTCAAACCTCAAATAGGTGGACGGTGGACGCAGGCGTCAGACGAGGTGAAAACCTGCATCGGCCTGCGTGCCGTCCGGCGCGGGGCGCTTTCTGTTAACAACTGGGCTTTGTCTTACGCGGGCGACCACGCTTAGCCGGGGTGGCTTTAGGCTTGGTTTTGCGCGGGGCGGCATCAGGCTTCGCCACCACCACCGCTGGCCGAAGCGCCCTCTCCAGTTGCTCTATGTCTTTTTTCACACCAGCGACGCTATCAAGCTGCATCGCGCGTTTTAGCTGAATAAGCGCCTGTTCGGGCTGGCCGTTGTCGCGCAGTACCAGACCGGTAATTTTGTGCAGCTTGGCGCGCACCGGATCCGGCATGTCGTGCGGGAGGGTCATATCAATAACGGTCAGCAGGTCATCAACGCTGACGGCCTGCCCGGCACTGCGGGTGCGCATCGCGGCCAGCGCAACATCTTCGGCAAATAAATACGGCGTCGGGCGCTTGTTATTCGGCACATTGAGACCGTGTTTTAGCGCATAGCGAGCCATGTCGAACGTGCCGCGAATGTCCCCGGCATCGAGTGACCACTGCAACATCGTCATCAGGACGTCATCCTGATTTCCGGCATCGCTGGCCAGCACACCGGCAATCCACGGCGCATAGGCTGGCAACATGTCGCGCTTGCGTCGGGCTTTGTCTTCAACGGAATAAATGGATTTGAGTATCTGGCGGTCTCCGCGCAGCTTCATCAGCATCTGACCGTAGGGCAGTGCCGAACGCAGCGGATCACTGACCCGCTGCGATGAGGCTTTTTCAGCAGAGACCCGCATCATGTGACGCTGTGCGGGACTCAGCATGGTTACGCCTCGGTTTCAGGTTGGGTTTCGGTCGCCGGTGATGAGGCCGGTTGGTTTTTTTCAGGGGTGAAATCGTCGAGCTCAATGTTTTCAATCATCGCCGCGCAACCGTAGTCTTCGACCACAAAGTCAATTTTCAGGGACTCGTAGTTTTCGATGCGGTCACGGCGCGCTACTTCTTCGATATGGCGACGGTGTGAGCTGTCCATGATGTAGATAGACAGGTTATCCAGACGGGTGATCAGCAGGGCATTGTCCGGGAAGTAAGGCACACGCACCGCAGGCAAATTACCGATGCGTTTCTGGCTGACGATAATGTCACCGGCCAGTTTTTCGCTGTTTTCCTGCGACTTGTTAATCAGCGGGAAATACTTATCGGAAAGCATTTTGCGGCCGCAAATCACTACCAGTCCGGGGTCTTCTGAATGCCACGCATCCAGCAGAAAATCGGTGGCGTTCATGACAGCGGCGTCGATATTTTCGAAATCACCGTTCTTACCGATTCGCACAGTGGCAGAGACAATTGCGCCGTCATCATCGGTGATTTTATCCATCACGCGCTCGGCGGCTTCGTTACGCAGTTTTTGCAACCAGCCGACAGCCACGTCCTGCAACATCTGGAACTTGCTGCGGTCAGACGTTTCCGCGCGGCTTACGCCATTGAAACCGGCCATGATGTAATCCAGTGCCTGACGTTTGGCGATTGCATCGCGCAGACGGGTCTGGAAGTCCTGATAACGTGCCCACAAATCGAGGGTGTTGTAGCGGATATGGAAATCGAAATTGACCTGCTCGCACTTATATTTGCGTGAGGCCAGCGCCTGAAAATCTGCGGTTTTACGCTCGCTGCCACCGTCGGTATCCGTGGTACTGGCAATAGAACCGGTCACGCCAAGGCCGATTTTTTCACCTTCCTGTTCATCCACCGGCACCATATTGATGCGACTCAAAAATTCAGAGGACTCCTGCACGGTGGTGATAAGCGTCTGCGTCACGGAGGGTTCAACGCTGAATTTTTTACTTAAATCCTCCACATCAACGCCGTTCAGCTCGGCCAGACGGGACAGGTAGGCATTAAATTTAAAACGGGTGTTCTTACGCATGTTTCTCTCACTGTTTATCAGGAATAAAGGGGGAACGCCGCCGGTTAGCAGTTCGTCAAAAAGGTGCTTTCACCGTTGCCACCCGGAGAGACCGGGCGTTTCGGTTGTTTGAAACTTTCGGTGCTATCGAGGGAAGTTTTTAACGAGCTAAGCGCCGCATCGCTGGTTTTCACCTGCCCTTTCAGCGCGGTAATTTCCTGCTCCAGTTCAGAGAAGCGTTTTGCGGTGGTTTCACCGGCGATTTGTAATTCCTCGGCCACGACCGTGATCGCGCCCTGCACATCAGAAAAACGTGCGTCATCGCTGGTCTGTTTGGTGCTGAACATCCCTTTGATCTTTTCAGTCAGGCTGGTAAGCAGGTTGTCAGGCAGATCTTCGAAATCCAGCTCGGCAATGGTGGCCACGGAGAACAAATCATCCGGCTGGTCTTTCTTACCGGCAAACGGGTTGACCTTAGCGCGGGCGCTGAATTCGAGCATTTCCGTTCCAAGGCTGGCGGGGTCATCAGTCACGGCCAGACCGACCAGATAGGCTTTACCGGTGTTGGCGAAATTCGGGCGAATTTCCATGGAGGTATAAATTTTCTGCCCCGCTTTCACCATTGCGGCCAGCTCGTCAGTCGGGGTGATTTTGGCAAACAGCGCCCATTTACCTTTCAGGGCTGAATCATCATCAATTTTCTCGCCTTTCAGTTCGACGACATCACCGAGACGCTTAAAGTCACCGCTGGGTAATAAGCCTCTGATGTGCTCCAGATTGATGCGGCAACCGTAGACGCGCGGATCAAACGCTGCGGCCATTTGCTGAATGTCGCTTGCCTCAATATTGCGGCCGTCGCAGGTATCACCCTCAACGCCGATTCGAAACCATTTCGATACTTTCTTTGCCATTGTTCAGATGTCCTGAGTGGGAGTTAGGTTCGGGGCTAGTTTCCCGACCTGACGCCCGCACGGCCAGCGGCGGCCGTCTGACGATCCATTACACAACAGGGGGTTAATGCGAGGGTGTGAGCGGTTGCGTAGCGTGACGCTCATCCATTCAGCGGAGCGACACAATGACCGAGAACAACGCAGGATTAATCAGCGACCCGCGCAGACAGGCGGCACTGCTTTACTGGCAGGGTTTTTCCGTCACGCAAATAGCGGAAATGCTCAGCCTGAAAAAACCCACAGTGCAGAGCTGGAAACAGCGGGAGAAATGGGACGCCGTCGCCCCTATTTCTCGCATTGAAACCAGCATAGAGGCGCGGGTCATTCAACTGGTGATGAAGAGTAAAAAAGAGGGGCAGGATTTTAAAGAAATCGACCTGCTAGGCCGACAGATTGAGCGCCTCGCAAGGGTTAACCGCTACATGTCCACCGGCAGCGAAGCGGATTTAAATCCGAACGTGGCGAACCGCAACAAAGGGGAGCGAAAAAAGGCGGAGAAAAACGTTTTCACGGATGACGCTATCGCCAAACTCAGTGACATTTTTCTGGATGATGCGTTTGAGTATCAGCGCGGCTGGCATCAGGCGGGTTTACAGCACCGCATCCGCAATATTCTCAAATCTCGCCAGATTGGCGCGACCTTCTTTTTTGCCCGCGAGGCACTGCTTGATGCGCTGACCACCGGACGTAATCAGATATTCATCTCGGCCAGTAAATCACAGGCGCACGTCTTTAAAAATTACATTATCGACTTTGCCCGTCAGGTTGACGTAGACCTCAAAGGCGACCCGATGCAGCTTTCAAACGGCGCGCGCCTGTTCTTTCTGGGAACAAATATTCGCACCGCGCAGAGCTATACCGGCAATCTTTATCTGGATGAATATTTCTGGATCCCGAAATTTCAGGAGCTGCGTAAAGTGGCCTCCGGGATGTCGCTGCATAAAAGATGGCGTACCACCTATTTCTCCACACCGTCGAGCCTTGCCCACAGCGCCTATCCGTTCTGGTCAGGTGAGTTATTTAACAAAGGACGTCGGCACAAAGAACAACGTATTCAGCTCGACCTCAGCCACAGCCATTTAGCCGCCGGGGTGGAATGTGCCGACGGCCAGTGGCGGCAGATTGTCACAGTGGAAGATGCACTGTCCGGGGGCTGCGACCTGTTCGACATCAACCAGCTTTCACTGGAATACAGCCCATCCGAATATCAGAACCTGCTGATGTGTGAATTTGTCGATGATAAATCGTCGGTATTCCCGTTTGAGGAGTTGCAGGGCTGCATGGTGGACAGTCTCGAAGAGTGGCCGGACTTTAATCCCTACGTCTTTCACCCGTTCGGTGACAATCCGGTGTGGATTGGTTACGACCCGTCGGAAGCTAATGGCGGCGACAGCGCCGGGTGTGTGGTCATTGCTCCACCCGATCAGCCGGGCGGCATTTTCCGCATTCTGGAACGTCACCAGTGGCAGGGTATGGATTTTGATGCACAGGCCAAAGCCATCGAGGCACTGACAGAAAAATATAATGTTGAATACATCGGTATCGATGCCACCACCGTGGGTCAGGGCGTTTATCAGCTCGTCAGGCAGTTTTACCCGGCGGCGCGTGAAATCAAATACACGCCGGAAGTGAAAACGGAAATGGTACTGAAAGCGAAAAACACCATCCATCGCGGCTGTCTGCAATACGATGCTGGTCATACCGACATCACCGCCTCATTCATGGCCATTCAGAAAACCATGACGGCCAGCGGAGCGAAATCCACCTACCGCGCGAGCCGCAGTGAAGAAGCCAGCCACGCCGACGTCGCATGGGCAACGATGCACGTTTTGATTAACGAGCCGCTGACCGCCGCCTCCGGCAAACAAATAAAATCTACCTTGGTGATGTTCTGATATGACCCGCAAAAAAAACCGCATCAATAAAAAACTGACACCACAATCCGACGCCCAAAAAAGCGAGATTTTCCGCTTTGACGAACCGGCCACGGTGATGGATCGACGCGATATCCTTAATTATCTGGAATGCCTCAGCAACGGGAAATGGTACGAGCCGCCGGTCACTTTCTCCGGGCTGGCTAAAAGCTTCCGCGCCGCCGTTCATCACAGTTCGCCGATGTACGTTAAGCGCAATATTCTGGCAAGTACGTTCATCCCTAACCCGTTGCTCTCTCAGCAGCAATTCAGCCGCTACGCGCTGGACTACATTGTTTTTGGTAATGCGTTCATCGAAAAACGCCTAAGCGTAACCGGCCAGCTTCTCAAACTGGAGGCATCACCGGCCAAGTACACGCGCCGGGGTGTTGAGGAAGATATTTACTGGTTCGTGGAGAATTACATAACCCCTCACGCCTTTGGTCAGGGAAGCGTATTTCATTTGCAAGAGCCGGACATTAATCAGGAACTGTACGGCCTGCCGGAATACCTCAGCGCATTAAATAGCGCATGGCTCAATGAGTCAGCGACACTGTACCGTCGGAAATATTTCCTCAACGGCGCACACGCGGGCTATGTCATGTACGTAACTGACCCGGCGCAAAACTCGCAGGACGTGACCGCACTGCGCGACATGATGACGAAATCGAAGGGGTCGGGTAATTTTAAAAATATTTTCTACCACGCACCCGGCGGAAAATCGGATGCGATCAAAATCATTCCCCTCAGCGAAGTGGCGACCAAGGATGATTTCTTTAACATCAAAAACGCGACGCGCGACGACCTGCTCAGCGCGCACCGGGTGCCACCGCAGATGATGGGCATTATCCCGAACAACACCGGCGGTTTTGGTGATGTTGAGAAGGCGGCAAAGGTATTTGTACGTAATGAGTTGGTTCCTTTGCAGGAGCGCATGAAGGAGTTAAACGAGTGGGTAGGAAAAGAGGTGGTAAGGTTTACTGATTACGAACTTTAAAACTAACCATTGATAATAACCGCCGGAACAATGGCGGTTTTTTACAGACTAAAATCTGTACTAGTTACGAAATGATCTGAAGTTGTTTTTAGGCAAATAATACTAAATCGAACAGTTGGCTTTGAGCAAAATGCGGACATGGGCGCCAATCAGCACGCGTTGCGGGGCTTTATCAATACCACCGCAATCTCCTCGCTCGCACATAGGGAGCAACTCTTTCTTGCACTTCTTACCCCTAGCTAATCCCATGACAAGCCTCGTTTGTGAAGCTGTAAGTGCCATAAAGAACTGTAAGTTATCAAATCTTGCTTAACGCCAAATCTATAGTTCAAAAAGAATTAGTTGAATCATGAAATCCTAAAAAAATACGTGCTATAACGAATATAAGGATTTAAAGTTCTTGCCCTCGGAATCTTTCGGCTTCTTAGGATCAAAACAGACCAAAAACTATGAGAGACATTGACGTTAGACGAGCTGTTCACTCAAAAATTCTTAAGGAACATCATAAGGATCCTGACACTCTTATTATTGATGAGTTCGTAATGAATTTAGGGGCTAGTCGTGCAGACATAACTGTTATCAATGGATTAATGCATGGTTATGAGCTCAAGAGTAAAAGTGATAATCTTGTACGCTTGCCTTCTCAGGTTGAATTTTATTCATCAGTAATGGATAAAGTCACACTTGTTGTATCAGAGTGCCATGCTCATGCAGCCATCAAGATCGTCCCTGAGTGGTGGGGGATCAAGATAGCAACGGAAGGAACAAGAAAAGCCGTTCATTTAAACACGACTCGGGCTAGTCGAATGAACCCTGCTGTCGATAAAATTGCCCTTTCTATGCTCCTGTGGAAAGAAGAAATGTTGTGTATTTTGGCTGCAAATGGGCTTGAACGTGGCTTACAAAGTAAGCCACGTAAGTTTTTATGGTCAAAACTATCTGAAATTTTAGAAAAAGACCAATTACGTGATGAGGTGCGAGCAAGACTTAAAGCCCGTACAAATTGGCGAGCTGATCGACAACCTTAGTAATATGGTGGTTCTGCCCAATTCTTCTCCAAACCTCTGCACTGCCAAATTTATAGTATGAGCTTGGATTTGGCGGCGGGGTCTGGTTTTGGTTATGTAAATATTGGGCATAAACTTGAGCATAATCGTATATATCTTGATCTCCAGTACTGAATTGCGGTCCTGAATAATCACTGTGAACAACTATATCTGCGCTGTGTGCACCATATTGTTCATAACCGTACTGATTGGCTTTTTTTCCTCTGAAAACCCAAAAATAATCATTACCTGTATATCTTACACTTGCTGATACGCTAGGAAATCTAGTAGCTAGTCTGGTGTAATCAGGATGTTGGACTCCATAGTCGCTGTAAATTACCTGCCGTATTAAAACTGAACCTGTATGCAATGCTTGCCATAAAAGCCATTCTAAACGAGGTTGTGAATACACACCTATTGAGATCTGGCTTAAATCTACAGGGAATGAACCACCTGCTAATATTACCCTACGGAAACTATTTAAGTATTGAAGGTTATTAATTAAACCCGCAGCTAGAGTTTGGCTTTGTCCAGATTGTAAATTATCATCCGTAATTGAATCGCGTAGATCAATCACAACATCTATATTCTGATATGGAATGTTCAGCCTAGAAACATATCTTGAAATCAACTGAGGATTTGCAAGATCGGTGACTGTCAACCGCAGACAAATTTCATCTTGAACAAGTTTATCAATTTCATTCAAATAATTAACATTTCGAGTTGGTGAACTAACGGGAACAATATGTAAACCAGCAGCACGAGCCTGTCCTATAGCGTTCGTAATTGGATATAAGTCGCCAGAGCTAATAAATTGATCTTCGATAAGAATTCCATCGATATAAATTACTGGAAAAGCTGAACAAGAGGTTGATAGTTTCCTTCCAAAATCATTTAAATGATCATTATATGATTTATCTGGTGTTCCAAGGTCTGGGTCTATGGCGACAGGCTCAATTTCAAAAAGCGGTATAAACTTTGATTTAACATATTGACTTAACTGACTTATTGCTGAAAACTCTGCGCGTTTAGTCTTTAAAATTGGCACATAAGATATTTCTACCATGTACTTCTCCTATAAGAAAACAGACTGAAATTATTCATCTTAAAATTTTCGTAGTTTGCTAATTTTTGTGAATAGCTGACAGTTGTGACATCAGTTTATTATCTATGTTCTTTGTGATTTTTATTGTCAATATGTAATTTTTGTTTTCGTGCTATTTAACAAAATTTGATTTTCTCTGGGGGGATATTTCCTGAACTTCTTGATAACTTTAGCTTACATTGCATTTGACATTGCGGTGAATAGAGTGGTTCTCTCATGGAGCTTTTTTAACATCTCGGCAATCTTCTTAAAATGATTAATGAGTTATTAACAAGTCCCATTCTTTACATGAGTCCGTTGATTAAAACAGTGAGTGTTGAATAGGGTCAACTTTGGCAAAACACTGGCTGCCAGCTTGAATCAGAGCTAATACACCTAAACACAACGCCATAAGCACCACGATACGGGGCGCACTCATTGAGCCTCCAATCCCTAAAAAATGGAACCACGGCATACCCATACACGAGAATGAATATAAAAAATTGGGTTTGCGCGCAATGCTATCCCCGCCACGCCTGCCCGCTTTACATGTCTATGTTAATGCAGTCGCCTGCTGCTTCTGAAGACTGGCGGTCTGTGGTCAAACACGTTAAATTGTTATCGATATTTTTTATGCAAAACAATGCATGGTCATGCACTTGCATCAAACCTATAATTAATGCATAAAAAATTAAAAGCATTCAATTAATTATGAATCAATGAGTACGACGTTATTCATAAAAAATCGTTTTATATAGCCTGCTCCCCATGGTTTACGCACTCGTTTTGGAGTAACTCTCCACAAACTAGCAAGATAATATCTGGCATCGATTAACAAGGATGATTATATATTTCATAGACTGAAAAATCATACGAAGACTATATAATGAACGCGCCTAAAACCTTATGTTAACAACTGCCAATCTAAAAAATTATATTTCGAGTCTTGCTAAAAAACAGAATTATAAGGTTGGAGATGACTCAGGGAAACACATTAGGTTCGTCGTACCAGTCCTAGATAACGTATTTATCCAACCAAAATGTCAGGGGAGCTTTGTTCTAAGCGTTCCAGTGGGTGATTTTGAACTTTTGTTTTACCACGAGATCTCGCTACAGGATCAGGAATGTGGTGAACTGAACCTGATAACTGCCAAAAGTTCGATTTATTCAACAAAACCCCATTATATATTAACATATAATAGAAAATGCCCAACCACCTTATAATAGATTAATTAAATGTTTCATAAGTTGATTATAGAAGACTAGATCTTCAACGGATATTTCATTATTAACTGAATGTACGATCATATTTCTGACCGTTCGTATTTGCCTAATATTATTGTATACATCTTCGGCAATCAGTTTACTGGAATATAATTCACTCTCGACTTTAGCAAAATTATAAGCTGAGTGAGCTGAAACTACGCCGTTCTTATACGCCAACTCAAAAATTTTTGATTCAAGCTTTTTCCATAAAAGAATAAAATCACCGTAATGCTGACTATTACTAATTAACGCATTTTCAGCTAATTCCTCTCGTTCACTTTCAGAAATCTTGATTTTATCAAGCGATTGAATTGCCTCATCCAATATAGGTTTTATATCATCAACCAATTCAATTACAGAATCAAAATCTTTTTTGTCAAAACTATTATTGTGAGCAATTTTGCATCGCAACTGATAAAGTTTATCCCATCTGGATTTTAAATAAGTGGCCTCGCAGTTAACATGCTTCTGAAAATAACGCTGCCAGTTTGACTGGGGGATGAACTCATGCAGTTCGGCTAGGGTCACCATAGGGTTTGAATGATTTTTTATGATCGAAATAAGATTTTCAATATCTTCAGTCCTGTAAGAGTCAAATAAGAAGTTTGATAGCTGTATGAAGTCAGTATCATAGAGATAATTATTTTCATTACTCGCAGTCTTTGAACGTTTCGTTTTCTTCAATTCATCTGGAATGGCCGTTTCAACCCAGCCAACACCAACGTTAGTAAGCATGAATTTCGTAATAAGTTTCCTCATTAGATTTTCAATTTCATAAATTATCGGATATGACTTTGATGAATAGAAAAAACCGACGTCGTCCCATAAGGTCTGTATGTTATTTTTTGAAGCCAAATGCAACAAACTTCTTAATGTTTTTAATAGGTCACAAAAAACATTTATTTCTTCTGCGTCATCGTTGTTTATTTTTATATGGAATATTTTATTATTTTCTGATGGGGAATTTTCCTCACTAATGTCGATATTGAACACTTTGCGCTTGAAACTTATTTTTTTCCCATCAATAGTTATTTCGGAATCTGATTGAATAAAGTTCAAAAAAGATTTTTTTGTTTTGCAAAAAGAGTTCTTTATTTCGATTATCACCAAATACTCAACCTTCATAAATTACCCCAACTTTGAATGTATAACATTTTATTTTTCCATAAAATAGTAAATTGCCAAAAACACTCTGATTATGCTTATTGTCAATGTACTTCTCTTTAAATATCAAAACATAATGTACTAAAATTTGGAAAGAATCACCTGCTAATGTTAATAAATTGCTCCCCCACCGAATTCGAGGCCTTCGCTTTGAAGCCATATTCATATTTTCGACTGCCAGATAGCAATTTTGCACCGCGTGCTAAGACTTCCAACTCCCAGTGCTCAGGAATGATACAATGTCGGGTTAAATCGTAGTAAATCTGCGGTATTCTGGCGCGCTCCTCCTTTGTTAATCGTGCCGAAGGAGCAAGCTCACGAGATTTAGAAGGGTCAAAGCTTTGCTGCCGATGATTAACTGCAGGTGATTGCCGCCTTGCCGCGTCTCCCAGCACCTTAGCAACGTCCGGTTCATCCCATCCAACATTCCCACTCTCAATTAATTTCATCACTGCCGTGACGTACTCAGAAGGCGTAGGAGGCAAATCCTGTCTGAGTCCTGTCTGAACCTCCCCACAGTTATTGACAGGACTCCGAGGCGCGCCGGAGGCGCTTATTAAATTCAAAGGATGAACGGCAACTTCAACAGACTTGGCGACAATGCGCCATTTTGTTGTGCGTGTTTCGTGGATGAGGTCAGTGCCAAGATGAGGGGCATAAACGCCGATGATTTTCTGGATCTCTTCGTCGTACTCGTTTAATTCATCAATCACTTGGCGGGCGGTTCTTACCGTTTGCTCGTCGCGAGGGACATTCGCCCCACCCTGCGCAGAAATATATGCGGCGAAGTCGCCACCGTCGGCTGCTGCTCTTGTAGCTTCAACAATATCGTCAAACTCGCTTGCGATACTCACGCCACGCGGCAATCTGCGCAGCTCGCGATAGGCTCCCATTGTTGGTACACCGATTGATTTAAATTGCGGGATGCGCCACGTAGAAGCCCATGCAGTAACGGCTGCGGCAGTCTCTGACAATGATCGGCCAGTCTCATGGTCTATCTCACCCTCCAGAGCATAACCATCAATATTCTTGGCTATGTATTTAGCGATATAGCCTGCTGCCCCGCCTTTATTTAAATGCTTACACTCAAAACGCTGAGCTTGTGCCCCTCGTTCATCTCCATCTTCTTGGAGTGCATAGCGGCGCATGATGTCAACGGCAGGCTGACGGTGAGCTTTATCGCAAAACAGCATCATATGCCAGTGAGGTGTAGCGTCGTGGTGAGGCTCAACTACGCGCATTCCGTAAACCTTGATGCCGTTGTCTTTGAATGCTGTCCGCATCTTGCCCCAGATTTTCACCAGATAGCGCTGGCCATCCTTTGGTGAAAATGCCTCTTCATCCCATTTATGATTGAAATTAACGCGTCGATCAGTCTTTTTTCCGACCATGCGTGTTGGATGGTATTTTGACGGAGTGGTTATCGTGAGGAACATGCCGACATGACCAACTTCTGAGGCATATTTTTCAATACCTGCAATAGTGCTCATCAACTCCATACGACGGATTTCAGGGTTAGAAATACTCCCCATAACCTTATCGATGAGATCTATACGTTCCCCAGTTTCGATGTTTTCTAAATCGCAGGATTTCAGATATTCCATGTTTGCTAAGCGGCGCGCCCGAACATCCCGAATAGCCTGTTTGCTCGCATAGCCAGACTTTTGCAGACTAACCTCGCCAACAGCAATCAGGAGAGATTCGCGCCACTGCGTGCGCTGCGCTTTTAACTGTCGAATCCACCACTCATCATTTACCAATCGCGCGATACTGGAGAACGCTGCGCGCATATCCAGTTTGCGTTTACAGTATTTTTGCCAGTGCATTGGAGTGATATTAAAAACGCGGGCAGCACCGGCAACCTCACCATAAATTTTCTGCTGTGCGCTATCGGTGAAAAGCTTGGCTTGAACGCCATTGTGCTGGCTTAGGAGCTGATCGCTTTGCTCTTCATATTCGGTGAAAAGCCGTGATGAAATTTGCATAGCGAGACGTTTCAGCGCCTTGTCATTCATACCCGCTAGCTGGCGGTAGCTCTCGGCTTCATCGGTGAATATTTCGTTAGTTCGACCATTTAAAATCAGCTCATATTTAGCCTGTACGACTTCGATACGTGGCCAAATGCGTGGCATAAAAACGTTGATGAGATAGCGATGTGCAGCCAACAGCCCTGAGCTTTCTTTAAGATATTCATACCGGCCAGAGAAAATGCCACTTAGAAAAAATGGCAGCGCGTGGATCTTGCGTAAGGCATCTTGCCCCTGATGGAATTCATCACGGGTAAGAGGTCTTTCTTTTGAGATTGCAGGACGGGGAGCATTCCAAGGGTATGCGCCGACAAAAGGAACCTTGTCGGCTTTTATTAGTTTAGGTGGTGGCGAGGGCGCGATACGCCCTCTCGCATTCATCAGCACGTTATTTACCGGACTGCGTCACGTTAAAAGCAACCCGGCAAAGATCTCCAATATTAGCTATCTCATCAGCCAGTTCCGCAAGGGTACGGACATCAGAATCTCTGATTTGAAAGTGCAGTAATCCTTTCACTAACTGGTCAATCTTGGCGTAGTAAGCCGTGGCTTCTAAATATTCCTGCCCTTTCTTATCGCCAGAAAGAACAGTTTTCTTTTTGTTGAGAATGAACTGGTAGCAGTCGCTCGTCACAACCCAATTGTCACCTACAGAAATTCGAATCATGCTTAGCTCCTGAAATGTTTTTTCTGTTGTTCGGTGATTTCTTGGCATGGCACACAACGCACGACACCGGGAAACGCTGCGCGACGTGCCGCAGGGATTGGCTGGTCGCAGTCTTCACAGACTGAGGCCGATACCCCATTGCTATGAATACGATGTGCAGCTACCTGATGAGTCAAAATTTCGAGATTTCTTTCCTGCACTGAGTCCATTAAATCTGGCATTACATCACCCCTTTATTTTCTAAACCTTCGTTGTGAAAACGAATGGACTCTTGTCCGAGTAATTCAAGAATTTCAACCCTGTCTAATTGCTCTTGAATCGCGTGACTAATTAGCGAATCCAGATGCGAGGAAAAGGTGATTGCTGCATCAGCCTTAGCCTGATTTCGTGCCTGATTTAACATCCAATTCGTTGCTTCGCTGTCTGCTTTATTTCTCATTTCCTGACCAACTGTTAAGCTCATCTCTGGCTCCAGACAAAGGGATTCCCTACGCAATCAAGCGCAGAATTAAAAATGGTTAATTAGTGGAGGTAAGTTTCGGGGCGAACCGACGTTAATACAGTCGGCGCATTTTCGAACAGGCTAAATAATTCGCGTAGCGCCCGGAATAAAGCCTCTCGCCATGAGCAGGTTTCGTCATCGATTCGCCAATATGGCTGGCTGAATTCTTCTTCCGTTAATCCTGCATGAAAATATAAAGTGCGGCGTTCGCTAATATTTAAACGTCCGATAAAACATGACTTGGTGATCCTGAAACTGCGGTACTTTGCAAAAGCAGCCCGGAGCTCATCAATTGCGCAGACAATACGCTCACGATCACAATCGTTCATTTCCTGCAATTTCATAACTGAATGCCGTTGTCTTAATTGAGCATGAAAACAGATGGTCAGACGTTCACGTTCACTCATCTTGTTATAAAAATCACAAGAGGTTTGCCAGCGCGCGGGCGCAAGGCGCTCCCCAACAGCAGCGCGAAGCCCGGCAGGCTGATTCATTACGATAGCTGCAGTGATTACTGTCATTTCTTCCCCCATGATAAAAACCGTTTTACTGCTACCGCGCGCATAGAACGGCGTGAGCAGATAATGATTCCTTTGCGGCCTTTCCCATGTGTAATTGAATTATTCATGGGACGTGCGGTTTGATGATTCCAGAGCAGTGGTGCTAAAGAGATTGGGTTTTGCATATCACTGGCCTCTTCTATGCTGCGCGGCCGCGTCCACGGCAAGGCTTACTTGCACTAATACGGTCTTTCCATCCGTGCCACTCTGCCGGTGCATCTTCAACAAGCTGATCAGCAAACTTGTCCCACTCTTTACGGCTAATCCACAACTCTGCGTGCCCACCCGGCTTTAATGGATCAGCCATGTAAAAAGCTGGGAGTTTTCCAGCCTTGGCCATGGCTACAATTGCGGCTGGGGTTTTACCCACGTAAAGCGCAAAACCCTCCTTTGAAAGTAGGTTGCCGGGCTTTTCCGACAAACTGATTGGCTTCCGCTTTGCGCCAGCCTCTGGATTGATGGTGGCATTTTCATCTGAGCTCTCAGATTCAATGGTTTTCGCTTCTACTGTCATTTGCTATTCTCCGACTTGGCTCCGTATCACGTTCTGGCACCATTTAGGCTGCTTTGAGTGTGATTGCGGTTTTTAGTTTTCAATATAATTACGAGAACTCGATATTATGTCAACATCTCAAGGCGAAAAACTTAAACTCATCCGTGACTCCGAAAGGCTAAGCATTCGGGAACTAACTGATATCGTTGGAATTAGTTACACCACCTATCACGGCTATGAAAATGACAAATCAAAGATGACCTTTGAATCTGGCGTCAAGCTGTTCAAGCTTCCTCGTTTTCGCAAATATCAGAACTGGTTCATGTTCGATGAGACCGATCCCGCATCCGGCCAAATAGCGCCGGCACTCGCACACTCTGGGCAAGAAAATCCAACCTCGTCCCACTCAGACCAAAAGACTGGCTGACCATATACGCCGCACAAATATGTGATTTTTGTACAGTCGTCGACTGTTACAGCCACAAACAGACAGTACCGAACAAAGTTGTAACCATTGGAGGGCTTCGCTATGTCAATTAAGAAGCTCGATGATGGTCGATATGAAGTGGACGTAAGGCCGCAGGGTTCCGAGGGAAGAAGAATCCGGCGTAAATTTAATACGAAAGGTGAGGCTCAGATTTATGAGCGTCATGTGCTGGTTAACTACCATAATAAAGAGTGGTTAGAGAAACCGGCAGACCGCCGCAAGCTGACTGATTTGCTGGAATTGTGGTGGCTATACCACGGTAAGCACCATAACCGTGGTCTGATAGAAAAAGGCAGGCTTTCAGCAATCATGATTAAGTTTGCTGAAATCGGGGTGACCAGAGCCGACCAGATAACCAAGAAAGCTATAACGGATTATCGGGTCAAGATGATGAATGAAGGCTTGAAACCAGCCAGCGTGAACCGTCATCAGGCTATATTCAGCGGCATGTTTACCAAGCTGATTGATGCCAATGAATATCACAGCGAGCATCCTTTCAGAGGCGTGAAAAAGCTTAAAGAGGCTGAGCCAGAAATGGCGTTTCTTTCTACGGAAGAAATCACGCAGTTGCTCGATATGCTGGAAGGAGACAACCGCAACGCTGTGCTGCTTTGTCTGGCCACTGGTGGCCGCTGGAGTGAAGTCGCAGATCTTAAAGCTGAGCACATTATTAACTGCATGCTGACATTCATGAAAACGAAGAATGGTAGACGCAGAACAATACCGCTGTCAGAGGGCTTGGTTAAAATGGTGAAAAAGCGTAGTACCGGGAAACTGTTTACGCCCAATTACGACACGGTGCGAAACACACTGCGTACTATGAAGCCAGACCTACCCGCCGGACAGGCTGTCCATGTTCTGCGGCACACATTCGCCACGCATTTTATGATGAATGGAGGTAATATTATTACACTACAGCGAATTTTAGGGCATTCCACCGTACAACAGACCATGGTTTATGCGCACTTTGCACCGGACTTTTTGCAGGATGCAGTCTCATTAAACCCACTTAACGGAGTGTCCATATAA